AACGGATGCACGTCTTTTCCTAAAAGAAAATTATTTAAAAAGGGTGATCCTATTAAAATGATATTTCAACCAACACCTTGGAGAGGATTAAATGTATTGTTAGCTGCGATGCAGATGGTGAAAAATAAAAATATTAAGCTAGATGTTTACAGTTCGACTCAAGTCTATGGTGATGCTTTTAAAGAAGCTAATGATGATAAATGGGTGCCTTTGTATAAACAAGCATCGGAGTTACCAAATGTAAATTACATTGGTTATAGACCTAATGAATATATTTTAGAAAATTTACAAAACTATCATATCTTTGCTTACCCATGCATTTGGGAAGAGACATCTTGTATATCAGCAATTGAATGTATGTCCGCTGGTTTATATTCAATTGTAACTAATTATGGAGCGTTACCTGAAACTTGTTCAGAGTTTCCTATCTATGTTCAGTATTTAGAAGACTATAAATTATTAGCTAAATCATTCGCAACTGCAATAGATATTGCAGCGGACACATTACATTTAAATGTAATACAAAATAATTTAGACATGCAACAAAAATTTTACAAACAATTTTATAGTTGGGAAAAACAAGCAGAAACTTGGTGGAATTTTTTACGAGGGGTTACTAATGTCAAGTAAGATATGGTCAAATGATGGCACTTATCAAACAATTAAAGAGGTAAAGATAGACGATCCCTCTAAGCCTATATGGCTTAGAGAAGAAGAACAAAAAAAATCAATCAATCTGTGTGTTGGCACACCAGTTCATTCAGAAGTGTCTATACACTATGCTCAATGTTTATTAGAGTTACAAAAACACATGTTAAAGATAGGTGATAATGTAAGTTTTCTTATGCATAAATCATCGTTAGTTACACAAGGTAGAAATTTAACAGTAGCTTCTTTTTTAGATACAAAAGCAGATTATCTTTTGTTTTTAGACTCTGACATAAATATAGGCCCTGATGCTGTTTACAAAATGATTGAAGCTGACAAGGATGTGATATGCATTCCTTATCCACTAAAAAGTATACAATGGGCTAAGCTACATGAAAAAATGCAAAGAGGAAAAATTAAAAATGTTGAGGACTTAGAAACAGGAGCTTGTACCTATCCAGTCAGAATAAAAGACTCAACTAATTTTAAGGTAAATAATGGTATTGCAGAGATAACACATGCACCTGCAGGATGTTTGTTAATAAAAAGAATTGTATTTGATAAATTAGTACAAAATTATCCTAACAAAAAAATAATACAAAACTCTGTAATAAACGGCGAATATCAAGAAGTGCCTAATTATTATAACTTCTTTGACACTGTGCATGATGAGAATACTCAAACTTATATGGGTGAGGATTATGGGTTTTGTAAACTATGGACTGACATAGGTGGTAAAATATATGCATTGACCGATAAATATATAATGCATGTTGGTGAACACCAGTACATAGGAAGGTATATGGATGAGTTTGAAAAAGCCGATTAAATTGTATCTTACATCTCCAACCATGGGTCAGGTTGATATACACTATATGCGTTCTGTATTTTTATTACAAGCTGAGTGTCACAAAAGAAAAGTTCATATTACATTACATTTACATAAAGGATCATTGGTTACATTTGGAAGAAACGCATGCACTGCAGCATTCTTACATTCTGATTGCACACATATGTTATTTGTTGATACGGACATACAGTTTAACGAACAAGATATATTTAGAATGATTGATTTGGATAAACAAGTTACACTCATACCTTACCCAATGAAGATGTTTGATTGGAAAAAAGCACTTGGTATGTACAAAGATTACAATATACCAGTTAATAAAGGAGGCTTTACATACCCTATGAAAATATTAAACCCTAATGATTTTGTAGAAGAACACGGTTTGATAGAAATTGAAAAGGGACCTGCTGGTTGCATGTTAATTAAACGTGAAGCAATACTTAAAATGATTGAGCATTATCCAGAATTAAAAGTTAGACAACAACATTACCATAATGAATCAGAGCGAGACTCAAAGCATTCTTATAATTTTTGGGACACAGAGTTTATCAAAGAGACAGGACAGATAATAGGGGAGGATTTTGCCTTCTGTAAGCGATTTAGAGACATAGGGGGACGTATTTATGCCTTAGTTGATAGTGAGATAGCACATCACGGAAACTATCCTTTTAAAGGAAGGTTTATTGACGAATGTGGTAAAATTGAGTAAATTGCAATAATATACGTATTTATAACAGGAGCTTAAATATATGCATCCATTAATGATGGCCGCGCTAATATCAGGAGGTGTTAACGCATTACAAGGTAAACGAGGATCTGATCTTCTAAAATCAACAATTAGAGATACTGCGATAGCGGCAGCATTAGGAGGCATGCAACAGCCTGGTAGTGAACAAGGTATATCTAGTTTTTCATCAGCACAATCAGCACAAGATGCAGCTCGTGTAGCTGGAACATCAGGTGTGCCAGGGGGCGGAGATCCGAGTATGTTTTTTAAACAACCAAAGCCCTCTTTAGGACAAAGATTAGATAAAACTTTTAGTGCAATAGAAAAACCATTTATGAGAGATGGTGAAATTTCTAAATTTAGAGTTGGACTCGGAGCAGCGGGTCTAGGAGGGGCTGCATATGCTGCAGGATTATTTGACCCTAAACCAGCACCTGATCCTAAGTATCCTGGCTACAATAGATTTTATGCGGCAGACCCTGAAATGTTTCAACCGTTCAGTGGTAAAGAAATAGATTATAGCAAGTATCCAGAAGGCTCACCTTATTCTGGTATGCAAGAGGGTGGTGAAGTCATGAGTCCTGATGATGAGATGTTACAATTCGACATGCAACAACAGTCGATGGCTGACGGACCAGGGATCGTAGGTTATTTAAAAGAAAGATTTGATGAAAGTTTTACTAAAGATAGAACACCTACCAAGGCTATGCGTAGTATGATGCGTAGAAAACCTGATACCATTACTATAGAAGAATCTATTACTGCAATACCTATGTCTAAAAAAATGTCCGATGTAAGCCCTAATGAGTTAATGCAAAAATTTATGGCTGATCCGGATAAAACAGCTGTTGAGGTAGCAGTAATGCAAAGTGATAAAGATAGAGTAACTGTAGCTGATGTACAACGTGCAAAAGATTTACTTCAAAGAATGGCACAACAAACATCCGCTGATCAACCACGTCAAAGAGGTGGTATAGGTTCTTTACTTGAAGACACTGATATAAGAATTCCTGAAGCTGAAGATGCACCAGCACAAGTACAAGAATTAATGGACACATTTAGATCAAGAGCATCTAATGAGCCTGCAACAAATCAATTTAAAAAGGGTGACATAGTAGACGTATTACCATCAAAGTTAAAAAGAGACGAGAATGATGAAAGAAATTATAAGAGAACATCAGGAAAAATGGTAACTGATGAAACTGGAAAAGGTTCTGGTAACAAAGATACAATGCTTGCACAGTTAGCTGATGGCGAGTTCGTAACGAAAGCAAAGTCAGTATTAGGAGCTGGTAAAGCAATGGGGGGTAAGTCTAAAAAAGAACAAAGAAAGCTAGGAGCTCAATTTTTTTATAAGCAAATGGCTGATTTAGAAAAATTAGCGGAGGCTAGATAATGCAACTTATACAATTTAAAGCAAATGAAATAGAAAAAATTTGGCCATTAGTTAAAGATCACGTTCAATCAGCTTTAGATAGAAATCAAAATTTTAGAGATCATTCTGATGTTAAAGAAAATTGTATTAAGGGTTTAGAACAATTATGGGTAATAGTAGATAAAAAAGATAACGTTCATGGTGTTTGTATTACTCAAATTATAGAACAAAAAAATTATAACATTGGTCTTGTTAGAATAGCTACTGGACATGATTTACCTTTATGGGTAGATAAGATAAAAGATTTTGAAGATTGGGCTTTTAAAAATTGTGATTGTAAGAAGATTGAAATTTACGGAAGACCAGGTTGGAGTAGAATGTTGAAACCTTTAGGTTATGATTTTACTCATGTTCAAATGGATAAATTTATTGGAGGATTACACTAATGTC